CCCTGCGGACTCAACATCCTCCGGACGCACGCACGTACACGCACGCACGCGGGATTCGGTGACCCGGGCGGGTGTGCCGGTGACCCCGAGGAGGGGAGGGGGTGGCCCTGTGCTGAGATCGAGTCTCAGTCGCAACGCGGGGGGCACGGGGGGAACGCGGGCGAGGAGACATACGATATGGGGGTTCACATTTTTGCACCAAAACATTTGGTCCCCTCGGACCTCATTAGACCCTCCCCTGGACCTCATTAGACCCTCTCTCGGACCTCATTAGATCCCCTCACCTCAGCAGCTTCCCGTTAGGGGCCCGGAGAGCCCGTCTCACAGCGTTGAGTATCAAACTGGGGTGATTGTACCCCTGAAGCTGGAAGCTCTCAGACGGGCTCTATAGGCCCCTAATGGAGACGTAGTGGTAAAGCCCCCAGACCTCGTTAGAGGCCCGAGGACAGACCTGCCCCTTATGTACGTCCTGAGGAGAGGTACGACAGGTATGTTGTCAGATGTCCACTCGCCTGTACCCCAGTTTCCTGAGGATCCTAGCGAGGTCCGACCCCATCTCTTCGATTACCTCCTCGTCCAGGTCCCAGAGACCAGCGTGGAGGAGTTCATGGATGGTAGTGTCGAGTTCATCTAAGGGGGACATGCCAGGTCTAACCTTGATGGTCTTACCCTTGATGTGAGGGGCCTGGCATTCTCCCTGCTGGCCTTCGGCTAGGCCTTCGGTAGTGTAGAGTAGGTTCCAGTACCTACCCCTTACCTTTACCTTCATACTTCTCCTTAGAGGGTAGGTAGGGGTGTGTGTAAAGTTACGCTAAGGTACGTCGTGGGGAATCCTTTGGACTTCATCTAGACTTCATCTAGACTTCATCTAGACTTCATCTAGACTTCATAAGGAGTCCTAAGGATACCTCTCTATATATCTAATGGACCTTCATTTCTAAGGGGTGGGTTAATTCATTTCCTAACCCTAGATCGGGGGTCCCTGCTGCCCTTCCGGGCGAACCTCCCGGGCTTGTTGAGCTCCCACTTCTGGCCGACGTGGTTGCTCATCCAGAACTCGAAGTCCTTCTCTCGGAGCTTCTCATTCCTGACAGCCACGCTCTGGTCCACGGACACTGCCATACGCTTAACGTAGTACTCGATCCCCATGGCTAGGACATCGAGCCTGTCGTCCGTAGGGAGGGCCCCTCGGTCCCTGGTGACCCTGGGCATCTGCCAGAGGAGCCGGTACTTCTGCTGGTGCTCCAGGGGCCTGCTGAGGGTGCTGTCGTAGTCGTGGACTACCACCTTCTTGTCGATCACCAGCCGGTGCTGGTTCATGACTGGCTCCAGGACATCACAGATACGCTTCTCCTTCTGTGTGGAGTGGCGTACCTCTTCGATCATGGCCTCATGGAAGCGGTGCAGGACTGGCTTGAAGAGCTGGGCGAACATACCACCACCGAAGTTCTCTTCGATAAGGATGCGTTCTACCTTCTCTTCGAGGGCCAGCTTGCTGATCTGCTCCAGGGTGTCCTCCTCGAAGCCCCCGAGGAACCCTTCGATCCTCGTGAGGAACAGGGTAGGCCCGATAGCCTTGATGACACACACCGCAGTCTCGTCCTTGCCCCTACCTGAGGGGTCAATAGCCATGACTGAGGACTCCCAGGGGACCCATTTGGTGTCCTCTTGGGGGATATTTCGGTGATATTTGTCCCCCTGGAGCCCTACGCACTGTAGATCCTTCCAGATGAGGCTAGGGTCGTTGCCCCATACCACCTTCTCAGGGCCAGTTTCCCTGTTCAGGGTCATGACTACTAGGTCATTCACCTTCAGGGGGTATCTTTCGAGGTCCGAGAGCCTCGTATTGAGCATGAACTGCAAGGCAAAGCCACTGCGTCCGTACTCCAGCTCCCGTTCGGTCAGGTCATAGTCGTTGAATCGGTCAGGGTCCGTAGGTTCCCCGGTCCTCTGGGGGTCCAGGGCCGCGTCAGCGATCTCTGGCTCCAGGAAGTCCCCGTAGACCTTGAGATCTGCCTGCTTAGGCACCCGAGCTGGGATGATGAACATGCCATACCCACGCTCAGGGAGGGCATTGTAGATGCTCTGCTCGCTTTGAGGGGTCCCGAGGTACGTAATACGTCCACCAGGCTTGATGATCGCCGAGAACTCCTTGATCCGCTCAGAGAGCTTCTCTCGCATCATAGGAGTGTCCGAGTTCCCTGGGACCTCCACGTCGTCAGCCACGATCTCGTCAGCACGAGACCCAGTAATCTGTCCAGTAATACCCGCAGCCTTCACGGAGGGCTGGTGCTTGATCCCTGCTGGGCCAACGTCGAACTCCAGCTTGGAGAACCGCTGGCCCCTTTGGGGCTTGAGGATCGCTAGGATCTCCCACTCCATGATGAGCCCATGACAGAAGGTAGCGAACTCGTCGGAACGCTTCTGACTGGCAGAGACCACCAGGATGTTGAGATTGGGGTCGCAATAAAGACGCCACAGCACGAAGGCCGCAGTGATCCAGCTCTTGCCGATACCCCGGAACGCCATGACCATCTTACGCTTGGGGCCATGCTGGAGGTAGTGGGCCAGCTTGAGTTGTTGTTTGGTAGGCTTAGGAAGTCCGAGGAACATCCAGCACATTGAAAGGAACACCCTGAAGTCATCCTTCAGGGGGTCCTTGACTTTCACGTCAGCCTGTTGCTGACTGTTGATCGAAGTCATCTAGCTCCTTTTGAATCTCGCCAGCCAACTGTAGGATTGGCGAGTCAGCGTCGGGGTCCTCGTAACTACTGAGGATTGCCGACAGGTTGTTGTCTTTGAGATACTGTCGAGCCACGTTGAGGTCAGCAGCCTTGGCCTCCCCGCTCATGATGAGCGAGAGGAGAGCCTCGGCCAGCTTGTCGTTCAGCTCGATCAGCTTGTCGTCACGATTCATGTGAGCTCCAATAGAGGTAGCCCGTCTAAGGCAGCACACAGGTCATGTGCAGGGGCCCAAGAGAGGCCCGAGGATAGGTTGAACGTACCCCCCGCCTGCAACAGCATCTCATCCTTGAGTTGCCCCAACTGCGTCCCCGTCAGATCGCCCGTCAGGTCGCCGCCGAGTGCGGTGTTGTAGAGGCGGATGCGGTGGATGGAGCCTTCGCAATAAGCGGAGGGAGTTCCGCCTCTGATTTGCGTCCCGATTGCCCCGTAGACCAAAGTTCGGCTATCTACGTCAACAGTGTTAGCGAGTGTGTTTTCTGCCCCGGTTGAGACGTTGCGGACGAGTGTTTGTAGCTCTCCATCCTTACATGAAAAGAGAATTAGAAGGGGAGCGTCAAAGTCAAGGGGCACGCCGCCGCCAGAGTCATTGTTATTGGAGTCATCACGAATACTGCCGAAGAACGACGAGCCTGTTACGCCCGCCCTGAACTCACCATTAGAGCTATTTCCCGCCGACAACATTATTGCTAGTGCTGCGACATCCGTAACACGGCACAAGATCGCCGCTGTGAAGTCAGGCTCATCACCTGAGAACATCGAAGCGATCTCATCCCACTCAAGATACTGAGAACTCGACGCGTCGAACTGAATCGCCGGGAACCCCAACACCTTGTCCGCAGGATCATCCGAGTACGTCGGACTGGTCCCGCCGCTCGCGTTGCCCCATGAGGTGACATCGGAGCCGCTTCGCACGACCTCGCGGTCGGAGCGTAGGTCGAACGTCGCAGCGGGCAGACCCGGCGTTACGTCGGTCACGGTCCAGTAGGAGGATGCGGTCGATCCTTGGAGGAGGTAGTCGGCGTTGATCTCGGCGGCGGAGATGGCTTCGGAGTAAGCCGAGACGCGACCGATCTGGCCGTCCCAGAAAAACGTCGGGTCGCTAATGCGAAACGCCGTCGAAGCCATGTTGATCGCGCCGAGCGTCGATGAGTCTTCCTCAACACCGTCTACGAATAACTTGAAGTCTGTGCCGTCGTAAGTCGCAGCCGTGTGAATCCAGCCGTCGCCCGAACGGTCGCCAGCGTCATCTTTCAAGGTGTCGCCGTAGCCGTCGGCGTCATTGATGTTAGACCGTGAACCCGCGAAGGACGAATTATCGTTTGAACTTAAAGAGAATGACGATGCCCCGCCGCTGGACCTCAAGGCATTGTGGTTTTGATAAGCGTCCGCGTTAGACCACACGGAGAACGACCACGCCGCCCCGTTGACGGTATTCTCGATATTTGGCAGCGTCACGCGATCATCGACGCCGTCATAGTCGGTCGCGGGCGTGTGTCCGTCCGGGCCAGTCACGCCGCCAGCCGTCACGCCGCCCGATGTCGTGCCATTGTTGCTATTGCTGGTCAGGTCGTTGAAGTCCGACGCTTGCTCATAGACGCCATCCATCGCCGCCCGATACGGATCATCCCCATACCCGCCGGGCTTGCTGCCCACTTGCAGGTAGATCGTCGCACCCGTCACCGCCGAGACGCTGGTGATCTCGACATCAAACGCGAACTTGCTCGTCGCGTCGTCCCAGTAGACCAGCTTCGCGTCGATGGGCAGCGTGCCAGCCTCGTCGCTACTGAACCAAACGTCTGCACCATTGCCGGTGTCGGTCGAGAAGATCGCCGTGTTCTGAGCCGTCGAGATCGACGCCGTACCGACGCGAGTTGCGTAGTCGGTCAGGGCAGAGTCGGCGGCAGAGGCGTCGAGGTCGAGTTGGTAGCGGAGGAGGGGTGGGCGAGCCGTCAGGACTAGCTCGTTGATCTGTGCCTGCGACAAAGCCGAGTCGTAGATGGCGAGGTGGGCGATGTTGCCGGTGAGTAAAAGAGAGACAGCGGTGGACCGGCAGCCAATACGTCCGACCGTAGTTGTTGAAACTGCGGTAGCATCAGAATCAGATTCCTGCAATTCCCCGTTGACGTAAAGCCGAAGGGTAGAGCCGTCCCAAGTGCCTTGAACGTGGACCACCTCATCAGCCGCGATGGGGGAGCCGGTGATAGACGTTGCATTGTGGCGGAATGTGAACCTCTCGGATGCGTCTAAGAATAGAGCGGGGCCATCGCTTGCCCCATCCCTCTCCGAAAAAACAATCTCCGACGCCGCGACTGCGGGCTTCTTGATTACCGCCTCAATCGTGTAAGCACTCGCCCCGTTGAGGATATTGCTCCCCAACGTGATGTAGTCCGTGGACCCATCAAAGCCATACGCACTTGCCCCGTTGCCGTAGCCGTCAGACAACTCGCGGTCGGGCGTGCCGCTAATCGTCCCGTCGTTGCTGCCAACGAAGTCCAATAGATCACCGCTCGCCTCATCAAACTGATAGGCGTGGATCGCACCGAACTCGATGGCTTTAGTTGTGAGGGCTTCGGTCGGCATTTACGCTCCCTTTGCAGCGGCGATGGAGGCTTTCAGTTGAGCGGACAGCGAATCAACGGAGGCGTCGAGGTCGTCGAGGATGGTCGCCGCGTAAGCAACTTCCTCAGCCGAGAACGTGTCAGCCGGGGCAGCGGCAGCAAGGGCAGCGATGTCAGCAACGCCTTGCAGGGTCGCACCGACCTTCTGCTGAACCTCGGTGATCGTCCGGTCGCGGAGTGCTTCCACTTCCTTGATCCGGTTGAGTACGTCGATGCGGGCTTGGCCTGAGAGAATGGAGTCGGGTTTCATGGTTGGGTTCCTTAGTTGGAGGGGTCAATTATTCAATCTCGACGAGCCACGGCGACCCGTCCGGTTGAGTGTTGTTGCGGGAAACGAAGCGACCGACCAGCGATGCCTTGCTGGTACTCACGCCGCCGCCGAGGACGCTTTCCTCGATCAGCCAGTTATCAATCGGTACTTGCGGGTGGAAGACACGCCATGGCGATACGGTTTCGATGCTGACGTTCGACACCGCCACGTCCTTCACCCGTGTACTCTGGATGAAGAAGCCCTGGGCGTTGATGTTCTCAGTCGCCAGCACGTCCTGAACGATTGTGTTGGACCACGACTTGTACTGCCAGAGGTCAGGGTGGGGGTAGTCGCTAGAGCTAGTTAAGCCCCATGCGTCGATGATGGGCTGGCGGTCCAAGTCCTTGATCTCGATGCCGACATGCACGCCAGCGGCGTTGAACACATCCTCATAGACATCGTGGATAAACAGGTTGCGGGCAAAGAGCTTTGTGCTGCGAGTGCTAAAGAACACCTTGCTGATGTGGCTCAACTCGCAGTTGGTGTACGTCGCCGTCTCCCACTGGTGAGCGATCCACGAACTGACCTGCTTCGGCTCGCTGCCGAGGTCAGCACCACGAACAACACACCCGTCATACCAGACGTGGTTGCCCACCTGCTTATTATCGTCATTCAGGCGGTACTTGCCCTGCATCCCCGCATTGCCCCACGGTAGACGCTGAGTGATGTTGCGTAGGTGTAGACGGCCACGGCTCCAGCCGCGATGCTCGCCGACAAGAATCACATCCTCGCGGGCTACGCCGTCCTCTGGCTCGATAGTAAGCCATCCCTCTTTAGGCAGGCTCACGATGTCGAGGTTGTGTTCACCGGCAGGGAGTTTAATGACGCTACCCATCTCGCGGGTGTAGAGCGTCAGGTCTTGATTCTCGTACTCGCTGCCGAGCGGCTTAACCACAAAGGGCTGGCCCTTGACGGGGTAGGCGATGGCTCGCAGTTGCAGGCGGTCGCCGATGAAGCTGCTGATGTTGATGCTTGCGTAGTATTCATCGCATAGCGTGCGGGGGTTGAATCCCTTGACCGCCTTCACCCACCGACCGCCGTTGATACTGATCTCCACCCGGTCGATACCGTCGAGGTGGTGGGCAAGCACGCCGACCGTGAAGCCGTCGCCAACCGTCTGCTCCGGCACCACGTTCCAGTGAGCAATAGCCCGTTCGGTCACGCCGCCATAGGCTGCGGGGGTGGGGGTGGGGCCGTACCATCCGGGGCCGGGGATGATCCGGTTGCCGGTGGGTGGTTCGGGGTTGATGGGCGGCAGCACCTCGCCAACCTCCAGCTCATCAAGCCGCTGCTCTAAGTCGGCAATGTCCGCAATGTTCTGCTCAATACGGAAACTGTGAGCCGCCACCTGCTCAGCCAGCGACTGCACCTTAGCCTGTAGCAAGGCGATGGCGTCGGTGTTAGCGTCGAGTTGTTGGCCGGGGGTGGTCATTGGCTTGATTGGTTCTTAATGATGGTGCGAAGGTCGTCGAGGTCGTCCTTATCCTCGCTGATGGTCGCTTCGTTGCGCTCAAAGCGGTCCGTGATGTACTTCCTCAGCAGTTCGTCGTAGCGGCGGCGTTCGTTGTGGTAGCTCTCATGGTCCTGCCTGGACCAGCCGTTGAGCCGGTTGCGTGAGGTGATGTCATCAACATCCACCCGCATCGACTCGATCTCGTTCTGTGTCTGCCCCCGCCACAGGGCGTTGCTCAGGACACCAACGGTCGGGTCAGTGAACAGGATGCCAGTCTTGGCCTCAGACTCCTGCATCCTAGCCTTGAGGTTCGCCATGTCAGACGCGAGGTTGGGTACGTGCTCCTCGATCGTCGTGCGGTTGCTTGTCTCAAGCTCGTCAACCTTGGCGTTCAATGGCCCCAGCGTGAGGAACAGGACTAAGCCAAAGCCGGAGATGAGCGTCGATAGCGTAGCAAAGATCGTGCCGGTGGGTATCTTGCCCTGCCCTGCTTCCAGCCGGGATACGTGGCTGGTAAGCTGGTCTGTCTTATCGACGACCGTTGCCATCGTTTGGGCGAGCGTCTCAATCGACGAGACAGCCTTGCCCATCGTGATCTCTAGCCGGTTCAAGCGGTCGTCTGAGGATGGGGTATCTGACATTATGTGACCCGTTGAATCGGTAGCCGTCATTTGTGGGAGTGGGCTAGGATGAGGAAATACCACTCCGCCCCCGAGAGAGCGGAGTGGCGATGGGTTAGTACCCGATGGCAATAACCGAGTAGACTTCGCCACTCGATCCATTGCTTGAGTCAACAGTGACGGTGCCGCCACTCGCGGACCACGACACGCCATCAGCGACGGCGGTTGCATCCTTTTGAGTGATGACACAATATTCCACTTTGCTCAACTTGGTGGCAACAGTGCCGGTGCCGCTGGAAAGAGTAACCTCCGCAGCGTCAACCTTCTTGCCTTTGCTTCCGAGTCGGAAGTTAATCAGTCCCATGACAGTCTCCTTAGCTTGCGCCGATGAGGATGAGTTGCGAAACCTGAGCAGCGAGGGTGCCGTCAGCACTCTGAGCGATGCGGTTGACCGTGATGGCCCCGCCCGAGACAGTGATAACACCGGCGGTGTTGGTTTCGTCAATCTCAAGTTCAGCCACATCTTCTTCGGTGTGACCGGCACTAGCACCCGCCAAGTTGACGGGGATAGCGGCATAGATTTCAGACAGGCCGGTGGAAACTTCGACGGTAACGTCAGCCCCCAACGCCCAAACGATATTGTGGACTTCAATGTCGCTGGATTTCAGCGAATGTGGTTCCAGTTTGGTAACAGTAACAGCCATGAATGGCCTCCTTTTGTGGTTAAGAGAAGGCTGGGGGCGTCATAAAAACACCCCCAGCCCGCGAGGGAAGAATCAGGATGCGTCGGCGTACAGCTTGGACTTCCAAGGCTGCTCGTTGATGAATCGCATACCAATGCGAATCTTCGACACGGTCAGGTCGTCAGCACCGGGAACCGAATCATCGGCCAGGTTCTTGAACGGGATGACACGCCAGTTCTCGGCGGTGTGCGTTTCAAAGCACCACGTCGAGCTATCAGTCAACAGGAAGTAGTTTGCCGAGGCCGCAGCGTTGGTCGCATACGGGTCAAAGCAAATCATCGTGTTGTTGTAGTTGATGTACTCACCCTCAAAGCCAACGGGCTGACCCTTAGGCTTCTCGGAGAACATCAGTTGACCGCCAGCAGCCAGAGCCTCTTGCTTGAGGTTGTTGTAGATGCCGCTGGTCGTCAGGGCAAGGTCAGAGCGACCGCCGAACAGCGAGAGGCCACTGGTGGCGTCAAGTGCTGCGTCGTCAATCGTGCTGAGCGAGATGGTGGTAGCGGAATCCTCACGGACGCCGTTGAAGCCAGTGACGCTAGAGCGGTCAATGGTGCCGATGGTGTTGTCATCGTCAACCCACTGGTCAACACCAATGAGGTCATCGTAGACATCAGCCGACTGGCTGGTTGGGGAGCCGTTCCAGAGGTCGCCAGCAATCTGCTCGCAAGCCTCGTTCATTGCCATCTGGACAGCGTCCTCGATGACAGAGCCAATCTCGTAACCGTCGCCAGCCATGCGGAGGGCGTTGTTACGGATGGAGATGGGCTGCTCGTAGAACGACCACGAAACTGCGGTCGAACGCTTCTTCTTGTCGTGGCGCGCTGCACCAGTCGAGGAAGTAGTGCCGTCTTCGCTCAGATACTTACCACCACCGACGCGGCTGGTCTGAAAGAAGATGTGACGCTGGGTCGATCCGCCAAGCGACTTGCGCTTAGCAGCCGACACAGGCTTACCGATGACGGCAGACTGGCCGGGTTCGCCCATGCTGCCGCTGACAGCCTGCTTGCTGGATACCGCAGCCAGAAGCGTTGGAACCTTGAACAGGCTGGTCTTCATGCCTTCCGACAGTGCGTACTGTGCGTAGGCGTGAAACTCTTGAAGTGAATTAGAAAGTGCCATTACTGGTTACTCCTTGCGGCGGGCCTATCCCCCGAACGCGCTCTTTTGCAACTTGGCGATTAAGTCTTCGCCAATAGCTTCGGAACTCTGCGGGGAGTCGGCCTTAGTGCCGTTCTTTGTGTTAATGATCTTCGCTGCCTTTGGCTTCTTCGCCGTGTCCTTAATAGGAGCCTTCTCAGTCTCCTTGGGCTTGGCTTGGCCAGCAGCTTCCTTGGCTAGTCGAACAAACTGATGATTGACTAGCTTGACGTATGCCTGCGGGGACAACTCATTTACTTCCGTACCGAGTTGATCCAACAGGGCTTCGTTCGCCTTCTGTGCAAGTTGACCGTACT